ACTCCATACAAAAATGCAAGAGAATATGAAAAGAAAAACCAAAAGTTTCTTACTGCTAAGTACTTAAAAGAAATTAGTAAAGTATGAAAACTACAAGAAAGTACTATTTAAAAAATGGAATACCTTGGACTTCTCATATGCACATTATGCCAGATGGTGTTATCTATACTTATGCTACGCATCGTGACAATAGCCAACCTTTATATTTTTTAAAAGATTTATCTAAAGCTTCACAACGTATAGCTTTTAAATTGAGGGATTCTCATGGCTAAAAAAATAACAATTGAGTTTTCAGAAGAAGATGCTGAAATGTTAATAAGTTTAATTCAACATATATTTGAAGTAATAGAACTTAGTAAAACTGGAATTACTCCTAAGAAAGAAGATCCACCTACTGAACATTAAGTTTTGGGATATAGATCAGTTACGACCGTTGAGTCCAGAGCTCTTAATGTGGAATACCCTGGCGGACTACCACCTTCCTGATACACGATCTATATCTCATCTTTTCATTACTAAATGAGGCCCGCCGCTCGTGTAAATGCACTTCGTGCATTACACAGCTACGTTTCCCTCGCCCGCCGGGCTCGGAAAACTGCTAGCCTAATTTCGTAATGCAAAGAAAAGGAACTAAAATGAAAACTAATTTATCAATAGAATTAAATGACGACCAACGTTTAGATCTTGGTCGTAGGTATAACAATACTACTAATAAAAAATTATTAACTCGTACAGAACTAAACGATATTGTACAAAATTTTGTGTTGGCTTTATTAGATACTAATGATTCCATAGTAGAAGTTACACAAGATACTGCTAAAGGAACTTGGGATAAAATATATTACTACAATGGTAAAAAAATCTCTAAAGCTGAATGGGACTTAGTGCCAGAAGGACCAAGGAAATTTTATGGGTTTCCTGATTTTAACAATACATAAAAAAAAGACGACTATCTCTAGCCGCCTTTCTAATCTCTGATTAAACAGAGCCGGGAGAACTTTTTAAGTTATGTACGCATACATTGTAATTGTTCCAGCTGCACTTGTAGCAGGAGCTACTTGTACGTGAACATCAATTGTATCATCAGCCGAAAAGTCTAATGGACCTGCAGCAAATGCTGTACCAGCATCTTCGTCTGCAGAGAATACGTTAGCTATAACGAATCCACCTGCTTGACCAATAGTTGAACCATCAACAATATCGTCAGATGTAGATGCAGTAGCAGAATCACTGTTACCATAACCTACATCAAGTACAACTGCTGGAGAACCACCAGTATCAATATCAGTTACTGCCATACGAATGCCATGTAGTGTTTCACCTGCAAACATGTCAAGACACTGTATTACATCGTTTAGAACTAAAGTGCCAGTTGTAATTGTTGCTTTACGCACGAACATACCGCCTGAAGGAAAATGTTTATATGCTTGATTACCTTCAACGTTACCGCTTTTTGTTAAATTTGCTATTGTAGCCATGTTATATATACCTATGTTTAAAATTAAAAATTATGTTACTATTTTTAACATAAGGCATTTACACTAAATGTCAAGCCTAAATAAGGAGTATTTATGGCAAAATATGTTTACGTTAAACGTAACACAAAGCTACCATTCGCTTTTGCAGATGACCAAGCAGAATATATAGAATTTAAATACGTCCCCCTTAGTACGGCTTTCAACATGATTCATAGTAAGAAAATCGGTTGGGAGCGAGCAAAGAAGGGTGATTATGCTCATTGGTTAACACTCACAAAAAAGAAGAAAACAACATGAATATACTAGTCTTAGATTACGAAACATTCTATGACGTAGGTTTTTCTCTTACTAAAATGTCTACTGCTGCATATGTAAACGATGATCAGTTTGCCGTGTGGGGTGTAGGTATAAAATGGAATGACGAACCCACAGAATGGATTTCACCAGACGATATACCACATATGTTTGAACAAATACCTTGGGATGACACAGCTTTAGTCTGCCATAACACTTTGTTTGATGCTTACATTATGACCCAGATACATAAAGTAAAACCTGCATACTATTACGATACAGCTGCGATGAGTCGTGGTTTGTACCCAAACGAATCTGCCAGCCTAAAAGATGTATGTAAACGTTTATTTCCAGATGATAAAACAATGCGTAAAGGAGATGAATTAGTTACTGCTAAAGGTATACGTGACTTAGATCCTGAATTAGAAAAAGTAATAGCCGGTTATTGTATACAAGACGTAGATCTTACTAATGCAATTTTCCACAAGATGGTTAAAAACTTTCCTACTAGTGAACTTGATCTTATAGATATTACAGTCCGTATGTTTGTTGAACCTAAACTAGTGCTCGACCGTGAACTTTTAATCGCTCACAAAGAACAAATAGCAACAGAAACAGCACAAAAAATAGCAGCTAGTGGTACTGATCGTGAAACATTAGCTTCTCAACCTAAGTTTGCAGCGCACATTGAGTCCCTGGGTATTACTGTACCCACTAAGAAAAGCCCACGCACCGGTGAAATGATTCCAGCATTTAGTAAATCTGATGGAGGTTACATACAAATGCAGGCCCTTTATCCTCAGTACAAGCACGTTTGGGATGCTAGAGAAGCTGTAAAGTCACGTATAGAAGAAACTCGTGCCGAACGCTTTTTAACTTCAGTTAATAAAGATGGTACTTTTTCAGTGCCATTACGTTACTATGCAGCTCACACTGGGCGCTTTGGAGGTTCAGAAAAAATTAACTTACAAAACCTTCCACGGGGCTCTAAACTACGTACTGCATTACAAGCTCCCCCTGGTAAATTAGTGTATGTATCTGACTTATCCAATATAGAAGCTAGAATGCTTGCATGGTTAGCTAAAGAAGAAGGATTACTACAATCGTTTGCTGCAGGTAGAGATGTGTATTCTGAATTTGCTTCAGAAATATATAACCGCCCCATTACCAAAGCTAATAAACTAGAACGTTATGTTGGTAAAACAGCTATCTTAGGCCTTGGTTATGGTATGGGTAAAGATAGATTCCAAGATACACTACGTAATGGGTCCCCTTCAGTAGATGTAACAGACGAAACAGCTTTGTCTATTGTTACTGCTTATCGAACTATGTATCCAAACATACCGGGTTTATGGAATGTATGTAAACAGTTCTTATATGGCATGATGGATAGAGCTCAATATGGTAATCGTTTTGGACCCATAACTATTTCAAACAACGCACTTGAGCTGCCAAATAGAATGTTCTTAAAGTATCCGCATTTAAATTATCATATTGGTGATTTTTTATATACACAACGTGTAGGACGGGCTCCGATACGCACTCATGGTCCACGTGTATGTGAAAATGTAGTGCAAGCATTATCTCGTATTGTTATTACAGATCAACTACTTAACATAAAAGAACAAGTACCAGAGGTTGATATTGTATTAACTGTACACGATGAAATTATATGCATTGGTCCTGATAAAAATATGGACTCGATATTAAATCAAATTATGTCTATAATGAAAATACCCCCTCATTGGTGTCAAGAACTACCGTTAGATGCCGAAGGGGGATACAGTAAGGTCTATGACAAATAATGAGCAATTTAATACTTACACGTAAAAAACACGAGTCTATTGTTCTTTATAAAGACGGTAAGCCAGATGAAATATTCTGCAAAATAGTTATAACTTCATTGGGAAATAAACAAGTCAAGTTGGCTTTTGAAGCTGACTCTGACATAAAAATAGACCGTAAAGAACTATATGACAAAAAAAATTAAATAATACAAGGGGAGTTGCATTATGGAAGTCGTCTTCCTCAAAGCGAAACAAAAATTAATAAAAGAAATATCACTACAAGGCAAAAAGCCTTATCCATTAGCTAAAAACTTTACTTCACATCATCATAACTTTGATAAAACACCTGAAGGTTTTACTGAATTTTATAATCTTTTACTTAAATACGCACAAACAGGTGCGGCGTTACATAAAGGATTACTTAAAAAGAAACTAAAAAACGAATCTCGTGCAATGATGACGGATCGTGTAGCACAAACTAATTTATTGGTTTTAGATTTAGATGGAGTTGAGTTTCCAATAGCTTCATCTAAGTCCACTTTAAATACTTTTGACATACAAACTATTGCTGAGCAGTTTGTTACTTACATGCCAGCTGAATTTCAAGATGTTAGTTACATTGCACAAGCGTCTGCTTCTTTAGGTATGAAAGGCAATAAAGTATCAATGCATTTATTCTTTTTACTTAAATATCCAGTGTATCCAAAAGTATTAAAAGAATGGTTTAGAACTTTAAACTATGAAATAGATTTTTTAGCTAATCAGTTAAACTTATCTGCTAACGGACAAAGTATTGCTTTTCCTTTAGATGTTAGCTTAGCAGATAACTCTAAACTTATTTATATCGCGCCACCTAAATTTGTAGGGGGTGCACAAGACCCTATAGCTGGTGAAAGATTTGTATGTATTACTCGTGGTGAACCGACCGTGGACCTTAGCAATTTGCTTAAGGATGTTAATCCAGAGAAAGTTCACAGCGTAGGAGTACAAATAAAAGATGGCTTACGTAAACGAGCAGGCCTTACAAAGAAACGCGAACGTATTACAACAGTTAATATCGGAGGCGAATCTCAAGAGGTTCTGCAAAACCCAGACCGGATGACAATAGAAATCTGTAGGGTAAGTGAGCCTTATGTTAACTGTAATATTAATGGAGGAGATAGCGGTGCCTATTACTTTATTCTTACCAACCCTCACTATATGTACAATTTTAAAGGTGAGCCTGTATTTGAAATACAAAAAGCCGATCCAGACTTTTACAAAAGCATCTTCGAGGTCTTTGCAAAAGAAATGGAAGGAGGTAAAGACCTTAGACCAATAGTTCTACGTGATTACTACACAGATACTTTTTACAATGGTATTTTTGATAAAAACAAAGAACAGTTTACTGATGACTTTCCTTTAATGCCTACGCAAAAAGGATCCTTAGAAGGTTTTATGCGTACTCACAATCGTCCTATGCCGGACTTTGTAGCTGATGCACAAGTAGTATTTAATCCTGCTTCAGATGTAGGTATGCAAATGGACAAAGCTCCGTACTATGTAAATCTATTTAGAAAAACGCCTTACATGTTAAAGCCAGCTACAGAGTTGCCAGAAGTAGAATATGGTGAAACTCAAGTATTTGAAAATCACATACCTTTTACTTACAAACTCTTAAAGCAAATTCTAGGAAATGGTACAACCGAAGTAGAACACTTTATAAATTGGTTAGCTTATATATACCAAAACAAACGTAAGACTATGACGGCATGGATATTTACGGGCGTACCTGGAACTGGTAAGGGCCTGTTTGTACATAAAATACTTAAGCCTTTATTCGGCGAAGCTCAAGTTCCAATGCGAGCTTTAGAAAACATAGAGGAACAATATAACTTATACATGCGTACTGCTTTGTTTTTAGTAGTAGATGAGTTTCGTATGGGTGACTCTGGAAACATAGGACGAATGGCAGATAAACTTAAACATCAGATTACAGAACCTACTCTAACAGTACGTGCAATGCGCACAAATCAAGTTGAACTGCCTAGTTATTGTAATTTTATTTTTCTAACAAACCGAGCGGATGCAGTTAAAATAGAAGATGGAGACAGACGTTACAACGTAGCTCCCAGGCAAGAACGTAAGCTAGATAAAACTATGCCTGAATTGCTTACAAAGTTAGACACATTAGAAAAAGAATTGTATACATTTTCTGGACTGTTAAAAAACTTTAAAGTTGATGAACGCATGGCTCACACTGCGTTAGACAACGATGCTAAGAAAAACATGAAGTTAGTTTCAATGTCGGTATTAGAAGAATTTGCAAATGCTATTAAATTAAACAACTTAGAATACTTTATTGAGATTTTAGATATCCCACTTACAAACACTTTTGACGCTGGTGGCATAAGTACAGCACAACGATATCTTAAAAACTGGGTAGCTTCAGTAGGACAAGAAATGGTTATCCCTATGCAACACTTCAAATTAGTGTATGATGTATTAACAGATAATCGTAAAACATTATCAGTACGGGACTTTACAAAAGCCATGAGTAGATTAAATATACAAACTACTCGTAAGAGAATGGGTGAAGGTGAAAATCGTTCTGCCCCTCGAGGAGTCTTTTTGACTTGGGTCTTAAGTGAAGAACTACAAGAGTCTTTAGCGTTAGAACATTTTGATGCCAAAGATATGGAACTTATAAACAGGAAAACTGCACATTAAGTAATATGGTAGAGCTTGTACAAAACAAGCGTCCGGATTTGGATAAAGTAATCCAACCCGAGACTCCAGAGGAGCTAGGACTTATTCCAGCTTGGTCGCACTCGACCCTCAAAACATTTGAAACCTGTGCTTATCGTTCTTATATAGCTAAAGTTAAACGCATACAAGAAGACTTTGGTCCTGCTGCAGCCCGTGGTACTGTAATCCACCAGCTTGCAGAAGACTATGTCAGTGGTAAGTTAAAAGAACTACCTGTTGAGTTAAACAAATTTACAAGTGAGTTTGCACACTTACGTGACATGTATGAGTTAGATAAAACAGAACTAGAAGGAGAATGGGGGTTTACAATTGATTGGTCCCCTTGTGGTTGGATGGCAAAAGATGTTTGGGCACGTATAAAACTAGATGCTATCTTGCACGACTCACCTACTTCAGCTCGCGTTATTGATTACAAAACAGGTAAAATGTTTGGTAATGAGATAAGCCATGCACAGCAAGCTTTAACTTATGCAATTGGTAGTTTTTTTAAATTCCCTGAGTTGCAACACGCACAAACAGAACTATGGTATTTAGATCATGGTGAAATAACTAAACAGGCTTATACTCGTGATGAAGCTATGGTGTTTATGCCTACATTACATAAACGGGCCGTAGATATGACAACTGCAATGCAATTTATGCCGAACCCATCTAAAACAAATTGTCGATGGTGTTCGTATAAAAATGGAGAATATCCACATTGCCAACACGGTATTAAATAAACAACGCTACACGAGATACTAGGCTTAGCTCACCTAGGTTGTAAACGAGCTATTTTAAGGTATAATTAAATCTTAAATACAGTTACAAATAATAAATAATAAATACAAGGTATAAATAAATGACTTCAATCCCACCGCCGTATGCGCATCAAACTGACACAACTGATTTCATAACTAATAATTTACGCTGTTTAATTACCTCAGACCCTGGTACAGGGAAGACTCGTTCAGTTTTAGATGCTCATGTAAAAAACAAATGTGTTACATTAGTCCTGGCTCCGTTATCTATACTCGAAGCAGCATGGGTAGATGACATAGTTAAATTTCAACCAACAATTAATTGTGGGGTAGCTTATGCTAAAAATCGCAAAAAAATATTTGAAGATTCAAAGTACGATATGGTCATCACTAACTTTGAGGCTGTCAATTTTCTCAAGAAAAATCCTAAGTATCTTGAAAGATTTGACACTTTGGTTGTGGATGAATTTACAGCGTTTAAGAACAAAGACGCAAAGCGTTCTAAAAATCTCAAAACTCTGGTCGGACATTTTGATCGTAGGATCTTTATGTCTGGTACTCCTAATACTAATACTATATTAGACTTATGGCATCCTGCCTTATGTGTAGATGATGGCGAACGTTTAGGCGTTCGTTATTATTCCTTTAGGAATCAAGTTTGTACTTCTAAGTTCAATGGCTTTGCTAATGAATGGATAGATAAACCTGGTATAGAAGAAACAGTAGCACAAATGTTAAGTGACATTACTATACGTCACGCTTTAGAAGACTGTATTGATCTACCAGATAATATCGTTCGTACTTTGTATACTAGTCTAACTCCAGCTGTACAAAAGATGTACAAAACTTTACAAGACTCATCGGTGTTGTACACTAAAATGGGCACTATTAATGCAGTCCATGCCGGGGCCAGGGTTAAAAAGTTATTACAACTCGTCTCTGGAGGAGTTTATGACGAAGAAGGTAACGTACAATACTTCCACCAGCAGCGACACGACATAGTTATAGATCTAGTTGCTAGTCGTAAACACAGCATTGTAGCATTCAATTGGAAACACGAACGTGATGCGTTGATCGCGCTCGCTGATAAAAAGAAAATATCTTATGCTGTTATAGACGGTGAAACTCCTGCACACAAACGTAAAGATATAGTACAACGTTTTCAAGCTGGTCAATTACAAGTCTTACTAGCTCATCCACAATCTGCGAGTCATGGGTTGACCTTAACTAAAGCTACAGCCTGTATTTGGTGTAGTCCAACTTACAATGCAGAACATTTCCAGCAATTCAACAGACGTATTCATCGTGCCGGTCAAACTAAGAAAACAGAAACTATATTAGTTACAGCACGTGATACCTGGGAAGAGCAAGTGTATGAAAAACTAAATGGTAAATTAGGCAAAATGGAAAATTTACTGCATGTATTAACTAAGCTATACGCACAGGAGGCAGCGTAATGTTAGAAGATAAAAATATAAATGATTTACTAGATGAACTTCACAGTACTAGAGTGGAGATTAAGGGTTTTCAAGAACTAGAAAACAAACTTAAAAAACATCAACGAGCACTAGAAGCAACATTAATGACTAAGCTAGACCAACAAGGTGTAGATCGAGTCGGCAATGAGGTATGTACAGTATCTTTGAAAAAAGAAATTGTGCCTACGGTAGAAGACTGGGAGGCTGTACAACGCCATGTCCGTGATACTGGACAGTTTGAGTTGTTACAAAAACGCATGTCGGCTACTGCTTATAGAGAGCTGCGAACCATGAACTTAGACGTTCCTGGTGTCAAAGCAACAGAACTGACCCGAATAAACTTCAGGTCTAAACAATAACCATGAAAAAAGGACGATGAAATGTCTGAACAAGCTATAGCTACACCCGCAAAAGAAACAGCGGTATCTTTAGTCTCTACTAAAGTCCCTGCACACGTTTCAAAAGCGGCTGGTCTTGGTAATGAAAATGTTACTACTGACCATATTCAAGTCCCACGGATCAAATTGTTGCAACAAATGAACAATGAAGTGGATGAAAGTCACGATGCGTACGTTACAGGTGCCAAACCCGGTGCTTTGTTAAACACTGTAACAAATGAACTATTCAAAGAGATATACGTTATTAACGTACATTTTACTGAAGACTTTGTTATTTGGCGTAAACGTGAGAAAGGTGGTGGTTTAGTTGGCACAGTAGGTACTGCGCAAGAAGCAACTGAAAAGATTGCTACCTTAGATGGATCTCCTGAAGACTATGAAGTCATACAGACTCAGTCTCATCTTTTACTTCGTAAGAATGAAAAGACCGGAGCTTTAGATGTAAGTCCATTCTTAATGGATTTTGCTTCATCTAAGTTAAGAGTATCACGCGAATGGAATACACAAATCCAACAGTTGGGTGGAGATCGTTTTTCTTCCATGTGGAAGATAACATCCGTCTCTACACAAAACCGTGCTGCTCAAAAGTTTCATAATCTTTCTGTTGAGAATCAAGGATGGGTTCATGACGAAGACTATGAAAAAGCCAAAGCTATCTACGAAGGTGTAACAAACTCTAGTAAATAGTTTTTTTAGTGCGTACACGGAGGTGTTATTTTTTCTCCTATTGTTGTAGCATCTTCGTGTACAAACTTCCACGAACATTTTAAATAGAAATAAACATATAATTTATATACTTATATGTTACTCTTAGAGTCGTGAATGAACGTCAACTCATTAACAGAGTGCATAGAGTTTTATCTTGTAAAATTTATCGTTGGAAAATAAACGACAGCTACCATGGCGGAGTAGCAGATACATACTACAGTGGGCCCGCTGGGCATTGTTTTGTAGAATATAAATATAAACATAAGCCCCCTAAAAAAGACACTTCTAGAATGGGATTTCAACTAAGTGATCAACAAGAACTTTGGCTGACAAAACAACTTAAACATAATGTACATACATATGTATTAGCTGGTTGCAAAGATGACTTTTGGTTAACTCAGGATTTTAAAAATGTTAACTCTTGCACTAAAGAAAGATTTAATACAGAATCTTTGCCCTTAGTAGACTACATTTTATTCATAGAACAACATTGTTTAGGAACAAAAAATGACACAGAATAATGATCCTGTAAATAAACCTGTACATTACACAAGCTCCAGCAGCATAGAATGTATTGACGCAATTAAAGCTGCTCTATCTACAGAACAGTTTGAAGGCTGGCTGCGCGGTAATGTAATTAAATATTTATGGAGATATCCACATAAAAATAAATTAGAAGATTTACGTAAAGCTCAGTTCTATTTAAATAGATTAATTACTGATAAGATAGAGGATCAAACTAAGTGTAAATAAAGGAACCTCTATGTATGAATACAAATGTGAAGTAGTTAAAATTATTGATGGCGATACAGTTGATGTAATTTTAGATTTAGGTTTTTCTATACTACATAAGGCCAGGGTAAGGTTGTACGCAATCGACACCCCGGAATCACGTACTAGAAATAAAGATGAAAAAGCTAGAGGTTTAATGGCTAAAAACTTTATTGTACAACACGTTAACGCTGCAGAATCTTGTGTAATACAAACACATTTAAAAGATTCTAAAGGTAAGTTCGGACGTGTGCTTGGTACTTTAGTAACAGATGGGTTAAACATAAACCAAACACTAGTAGACAAAAACTTAGCAGTCGCGTATCACGGTCAAAATAAAGCTGATATTGAAGAATCACACATGATTAATAGAGATAAACTTATTAAAGAAGGTTTATTTACGCCTGTAACAACAAATAAGGGGAAGTAATGAAAGGTGTTAAACATTATAAAAGAGACGGCACTTTACACAAAGGTAGTTCTCATAAAATGCCTAATGGTGATTTACATAGCAATAAAAGCCATACTAAAACAAGTGTAAAACTATACCATTATAAAGATCTGTCTAAACGAGCTAAACAAAAAGCAAAAAAGTTCGCTTAAGCTTTTCGTCCATAACGGTCGCGTTTAAAAGAACGATTGCTACTTGCTGATACTACTCTAGTATTTCTCGGCGAGTTGTTCATAGGATTACCATCTACATGATGTACGTCCTTACCATCTCCTTTCCGGGCCGTGCCGTTACGTATTGCATTTCTTCTAGCTGCATTACGCATCGCTCTTCTTTTTTTCTGTTCTGTAGTGCCTTGATATTTTCTATATTCATTTTGATAATTACGTGCCATGTTAGCTGCCTTGTCTTATTGTAATACGAGAGGAAGTTCCTCCATTATTTAAAACTCTGTTTACCTTACCTTCTTGTTCAATAACAATAGATACAGAATCGTTTTTATTAACTTGCATTTGTACTGAGTCCTCTATTTGTCTTATAAACTTTGCTTCGGTATCGTTAACAAAAGTACTAATCTGTGTTTCAGCATCGTATCCTATTGCAGTCCCTTGTATACCACTCTCTCCTAAAGCTTTATCAGCCTTAGATAAAGCATCAATCTCTTGTATAACATCAAGCAAATCTTCTAAAAAATTACCCGCTAAATAGTCTATATCTAACTCTTGATACTCTAAGTTATCTTCTTCTAGAGCATCTTGTTCTAATTCATCAAACTCAAGAAAGTCTACATCAAGTAAATTATCTGCTACTGATTTA